CGCAAAACTGAAGCAATCTCTGAAGATAAGCGTTCATCGCTTTTAGCGCAATATGCCCCTTCTATTATGGGAGAAAATCTTAACTCCCTTTATAACTACATCCTTCCACGCGTTCAACGCAACGAAGCTATGTCTGTGCCGTCAGTTGCAAAATGCCGAAACCTTTTAAGCGGTGTTATCGGTGGGCTTCCACTTAACCTTTACCGTAACTCAACAGGTGAAGAATTAGGCAACCCTGTCTGGGTTGATCAGCCAGCTGTTAATCAGCCTCGCTCTGTAACAATGGCGTGGACTGTCGATTCATTACTTATGTATGGCGTTGCTTACTGGCAAGTAACAGAAGTCTATGCTGAAGATGGCAGACCTTCTCGCTTCCAATGGATCCCAAATGTTAAAGTTACATTCACTACAGATCTTTACGGCATGACAGTGACTCAGTATTACATCGATGCAGTTGCAGTTCCGATGTCAGGTCTCGGATCTCTCGTAACATTTCAATCATTCGATGAAGGCATTTTAGAGCGCGGATCTGAAACAATTAGAGCTGCAATCGACCTTCGTAAGGCAGCAGTATTAGCAGCCAGCACTCCAATGCCTTCTGGAGTATTGCGTAACAATGGCGCAGACCTAGATCCTAAAGAGATTGCCGGACTTCTTGCAGCATGGAAGAATGCTCGTAACAATCGCTCAACTGCATACTTAACATCTACTCTTGAGTATCAGCCAACATCATTCTCACCAAAAGACATGATGTATGACGAAGCTCAACAGTTCCTAGCAACTGAGATTGCTCGTTTATGCAACATTCCCGCTTACATGCTTTCAGCAGAAGCCAACTCATCTATGACTTATGCGAATGTTCTAGACGAGCGTAAGCAATTCTTCTCGATGAGCCTTGCACCGTATGTAAATGCAATTCAGGATCGTTTGTCAATGGATGACATCACAGCTCGCGGTAACTCTGTTCGCTTTGATGTGGACTCATCATTCTTAGCAACAGAACCAATGGAGCGCTTGCTAGTAATTGAAAAGATGTTATCTCTAGGCTTGATCACAGTTGAACAGGCTATGGAGATGGAAGACCTAACACCTAACGGCAGTGAAGGAATCGAATAATGGAAAATCAAGTTATCCACTTCTCATCTGGCTTAATTGCCAATGTTGAAGAAAGACTAATCTCCGGCAAGATCGTGCCAGCAGGTACAGGCGAAGTCGGTAATACTTCAGCAGGCAAAGTCGTATTTGAGAAGGGCGCAATCGCACTTCCAGAAGATCCTAAGACTGTGAAGCTTCTTAATCAACATGACTCACGCCAACCACTAGGCAAGGCAACACAATTCACAGAGCAAGAAGACGGCATCTATGCATCGTTCAAGGTCTCACGATCTAATCGTGGATCTGAAGCTCTTATCCTTGCAGAAGAAGGATTGCAGTCAGGTCTTTCAGTAGGCGTAGAAGTAATTAAGTCAAAGCAGAAGGGCAATGTGATGTTTGTATCAGCTGCCAAGTTGCTTGAAGTAAGTTTGGTAACGGAGCCAGCGTTTAAGTCGGCTCAAGTTATCGATGTAGCAGCTGAGGAAGTCGAAGGACATCCTCTAGCACCAACCCAACCAACAGAAAGCGAGACAGCTGTGGAGAATACTCCAGAGACAGTTGCAGCACCAGTAGAGGCAGCAGCGGTTGAAGCTGCTCGTCCAACTGTTGTAACAGCAACTACATTCGTGCGCGAGCGCGTAGCACCAATCACTTCAGCACAATACCTAGAGGCTAACATTAAGGCAGCTCTAGGCGATGACGAATCACGCCGCATCGTTCGCGCTGCAGATGATTCAACATCAACAAACACAGGTCTTACACTTGCACCACACCTAAACACATTCATCACTGACACCTTTACAGGTCGTCCAGCATTTGAAGCATCAACACGCGCAGCACTAATTGATTCAGGCATGAGCTTCACAGTTCCACGCCTTTACACAAACGCATCTTCAGCTGATACTGCTCCAACAGTTGCAGACACAAACGAAGGTTCAGCACCATCTGAGACAGGCATGACATCTGCATACGACACAGTAGATGTAAATAAGTTCTCAGGACTACAGCGCGTATCATTCGAGCTTGTAGATCGTTCATCTCCAGCATTCATGGAATTGATGATGACAGAACTACGCAAGGCATACGAGAAGGCAACAGATACAGCACTTCTAAACGCTTTCATCGCTTCAGGTACAACAGCAGCAACTACTGCAGCAACAGCAGCAGGACTACAGTCATTCATCTCTGTAGAAGGCGCAGCAGCTTACAAGGGTACAGGTGGAGACTTTGCTAACAAGCTAGTTGCTTCAACTGACCAGTGGGCAGCTATCACAGGATACGCAGACACAACAGGTCGCGCATTGTACTCAGCTCAAGGCGCAACATACAACGCAGCAGGTAATGCAGTAGCAACATCTGTTCGTGGCAATGTACTAGGCACAGACCTAATCGTGGATCACAATATCGCTGCATCTGGCGTAATCGATAACTCAGCGTTCTTGGTTGCACCATCTTCAGTATATGTCTGGGAATCACCACAGACACAGCTTCGTGTCAATGTTTTGACAACAGGCGAGATCGAGATCAACCTTTACGGATACCTAGCAATCTATCTTGCTAAGTCAGGTAAGGGCGTTCGTAAGTTCAACCTAACTTAATAGGTTACTAAGTCGCTCTAGGGGGTCAGTAGCCCTCTGACTCCCTAGAGTCTTTAGAAAGGAAATCATGGCATTAACCACAGTCGCAGAACTCCGATCAACCCTCGGAGTCGGTACGCTGTACCCAGATGCCACCTTGCAAGAAGTCTGTGATGCAACAGATGCAGTTCTACTGCCTATGCTCTGGACTAATGTTGTCTATAACATCGCACATAGCAACACAGCAACAACGGGGACTCTTTACTTTGCGGATAAAGTGGAGAAGGTTTTCTATGTAGGTCAGACTGTTAATATTGGCGGCAACGGTTCAAAGTTTAATGGTAATAAGACTCTCACTGGAGTAGGCGATTACAACATCACCTTTAACATTACTGGTAATAACAACACTCCAGCAGTAGAGCACCCAGTCCTTCCATTCGGCACAGTCACAGCAGACACTTATGTGGACTGGTCAGCAGATTTAGCAATTCAGCAAGCAGCTCTCATGATATCTGTTGAAATCTGGCAAGCACGCACCGCAACTTTGAGCGGGTCAAATGCTGTCGATTTCCAGCCAAGCCCTTACCGAATGAGCGCACAGCTTCTCGCTAAGGTGCGAGGATTGATCGCTCACGCGCTATCGCCTAACTCAATGGTGGGCTGATGCCTGTTGCAGTTACTACCCTACGCACCACATTAGCCACTGCTCTAGTTGATAACGCTAAGTGGCAGACTTTTGCTTTTCCACCTGCAACAGTCCTTGCTAACTCTGTGATTGTTTCTCCAGATGATCCTTATTTAACACCTAGCAACAATCAGCACATCACAATTAGCCCTATGGCTAACTTTAAGATTGTTATGACTGTGCCACTTTTTGACAATGAGGGAAACCTTAACGGGATAGAAGATACTGTTTGTAGCGTGTTCGCTAAGCTCGCAGCATCATCTTTGACCTATAATGTAAGCGCGATAAGCGCACCTAGTATTCTCAACGCTGCATCGGGAGACCTTCTCAGCTGCGAGATGTCCGTATCAATCCTAACGAGCTGGAGCTAAAATGTCCGAGTGGGAAAAAGAAAACGAAGCCTTCCTGATCAAAATCGGGCAGGTAGCACCAACAGCACCAAAGCCAGTAACTACTAAGAAGGACGAGGAATAATCTCATGGCTGTATTTCTAAATAACAAAGTCGGTGTGAAGATTAACTCTGTTGATCTTTCAGACCATGTCACAAGTATTACTCTGAATCGCACATTTGACGAATTGGAAGTCACAGCGATGGGTGACACAGCACACAAGTTCGTTAAGGGCTTGGAAGCATCATCTGTAACAATCGATTTCCTAAACGACACAGCAGCAGCAAATGTATTGGCAACACTACAGGCTGCATGGGGAACAACAGTCACATGTGTATTCCTTCAGGAAAAGGGAACAGCAGTTTCTGCAACCAACCCTCTATACACTGTTTCTCTGTTGATCAACAACACCACAGACATTAACGGCAGCGTTTCTGACATGTCCACACAATCGATTACATTTACTGCTAACTCAACAGTTGCAGTAGCCACTTCAGGCACATTCTAAAAAACTAACAAAGGGGCAAGCTCATGGCAAAACTAAAGATAGTTCGTACAGATGGAAGCGTACTAGAAGGCGAGATCACTCCAGCAGTGGAGTACTCATTCGAGCAGTACGCTAAAAAGGGCTTTCATAAAGCGTTCCGCGATGAAGAAAAGCAGAGCGATGTATATTGGTTAGCATGGGAAGTAACACGCAGGTCAGGTGAAACTGTTAAGCCTTTCGGGATTGACTTCATCGAGACATTACGCTCAGTAACTGTCGAGGATTCAGACCCTTTAGCTTAAAGCGCGATCTTCCGTTCACCTACCTAATTGCTAGGCTAAGCATTAGGTTGGGAATCGCGCCACAGCAGTTATTAGATCTAGATAAGACTATGCTCGATGCATTAGTGCAGGGGCTCAAGGATGAAGCGAAAGAGGTGAGCGATGCCAACAGAGGTAAAAGGCGCAATCGCACTTCGTAAAGCCCTTAGAGAGTTTACACCTGATCTTGCTAAAGAAACTCAGAAAGAAATCGCAGCAATTCTTAAGCCGATTACTGTCAAGGCTCGTGGGTTCATTCCATCTAGCACGCCTTTAAGTGGATGGGCTAAAAGCGGTAATGGCACTTGGGGTAATCGAGTCTGGTCATCTTCTGAAGCCAAGCGTGGTGTTGGCTATAAAACATCTCCTTCAAAGCCTAATCGTTCAGGTTTTCGCGCCCTTGCTCGCATCGTTAATGCTTCACCATCTGGCTCTATATATGAAACTGCTGGTCGATTAAATCCACAGGGCAGACCTCAAGCTCCATTAGTTAAAGTAGTAGCACCTAGTCACTCTAATTTTGGAAAGACAATTCGGTCAGGATCTAAAGGCGAATCTGTCAGCAATAACCCTAACGCTGGTCAACAATTCATCGATGCTATGAGTCGCACTTCACCTATTGTTAATGCTTATCAAAGAGAAACAGGGCAGGCAGGTCGCGCTTCTCGTAAGATGAAGGGTCGCGCAATCTTTCGTGCATGGGCAGAAGATCAAGGCAAGGCTAACGCAGCAG